TGTTGTATTGGTATCAAAAGTTCCTTGGTTAGTTTTTAGCGATACGCTTCCTTTGTTACTGTAAGGATTTTTGTTTTTCATTACAGTAGGTGTTTTTTGTTGATTTATTTCTGTTCGTTTAACCATGCTTGCTATTATGTATAGATAAATTTAATTTTGCAACAATTAATTACGATTCATTATATCCAAGTTTTTCAACATACGCTGTTGATCTAGTCTTGCTCTAGCCGTATCGTCACGCATTTCTGCTATATCTTCAGAGGTTTGGATACGTTCTCTATCAATCGTAGCCCTTCTTACAGCGTCTTGTTCTTTACGTCTTTCTTGTGCATTAAACTGTTGTTGTTCAATTGCTAACTCTTGACCTTTTAAGGCAAGTTCTTGTTTTCTAATTGCAACTAATGGATCTTCATCCTCTGGTTTAGATATTCTAGAAGTGTAATCAGCAATTAATTCAGACATGATAGGTGCTGAGAACTGTGCCAATATATTATTTGCTTGTTGCATTAAATTAACTTGTTCTGCAGGACTAACTTGCTGTGCTTGTTGTTGAAGTTGTTGGAACTGCTGCAAAGCTTCTGGTGGCATCTGTTGTTGTGCCAAGATGTCTGCTTTCATTTGTAAATGTTCCATAATATGTGCATGTACTAAAGCTTGTACTTGTGCGTTCATTTGTACGGGTGGTGTATTAAGTAGGCTCATGTGCGTTGCTATATGTGCATCATGATTTTGCTCAGGGAAAGCCTTAGCAGGATTACCTAATAACAATTGATTGTTTTCAAAGCCAGCTTCTACAGGTTTTGGCTCTGTTTGTGGTGGCGGAGCTAGTATTTGTTCAATATTGTCAACTCCTATAGCAGAGTACATACGTTTGTATGACTCGTAAATACCTGATGCACCGTGAACTTCTGGATTAGATTGTACTAACTGCATCATTTCTTGAGCCATAGCTATACGTTGTGATTGACTAAATATATCAGGATTAGAGATAGGGAATATATCTACTCTATCGTCAAAATCAGTTAATTTGATGGTGTTGTTAGCGTTTGCTACGTTATAGGGATATTCTTCTGGTAAATATTCTTTAAATACGTTAGCTAAGATACGAAACTCTTTCTTTTGTGAGTTATGTAGTCTTTTGTGTATAGCAGACAATACTTTGGTTGATCTTTCCAGTAAGGCAAGAGTAGTACCTACTGGTGCATTTGGATTACCTTGACCTACATTTATCTCTGCAATAGAGGCAAATCTTTGTCCTGCATTTACTAATATGCCTAATAAATTTAATAAAGTACCGCTTGGCTCTTTAAATGGTAATGGTTGTATGGATTCACGTAATGAACCACCTGGAGCATCTACATCTCTGAATTCACCTGGTTGTATGGGTGTATCTTCGTCACGAATCCTAATACCACGGGTTTTAAAACCTGCAGGTAGGTTTGCAAGAGTACCAGCGTCTATTAACTGCCTTAAAATACTGGTTGAAGCCTTAGAAAGGCCTCCAATCATGTGAGTTAGGCCAAAACCGTAGAATCCTAGACCAGGGAGAAACTTAAAATGCACAAAATACTCTATTTTTTTACGCATAGGGTCATCTTCAGCGTAATTACGGTAAATACTTAAGATATTGTTAGTATTTGCATCAATAGTAACAATATAAGGTAGCTTAACTTCAGTTATTTCGCCAGTTTCGTCCATATCTTCAAAGCCATCAATATCTAAATTACAGTGAACTTCGTATAAAACTGATACTTCACCCATATCATAAGAGGGTTCTAAGCCTGAAAGCTCGTCTATTTCCTCTTTTACTTGGCTATATTCCTCGTTATCGTAGGATCCAACGTCAATTTTGCGATAAAACCCTAAGGCTTGCATTTTTTTGACCTCATTTTCAGGCATTTTGACCACATTTGTAATTCTAGGGCAAGATTCTAGGTCAGTTGAGAAGTAAGGTACGATTAAATCCTCTGGTGCAATAAATTTAGATACTGCACGTCCTAATGATTCGTCATAATATATTTTTTTAAACGCAGATCCAGCAAGAGGTAGATAAAATAGCATTTGGTCTAGCTCTTCATCAAACTCTTCCATCACATGCACTATCTGATAATTCATAAAATCAGATACTCTTTGTGCTTGTTCTTCAACTACCGCATCATATTTACCAACTACTTGTGTTTTAACGGGTCCGTTAGCTGGTAGTAACTCTTTGTATGCTTGGGCTTGAAAATTAGTGACTGCTTCTCCTAGTAATGGATGTATGACACCTGAAGCACCTTCAAAAGGCTCTGATCTCTCTTGATCAAACTTCATACCTAAATACTTTAGGCCGTCTGTATAAGTCTTTTCCCAGTCCTCTCTGCTAGTCTTATCTTTTTCTATTCCTGCTAATAACTCAATAGATATGGTGTTAAGGGTATTATCGTCTAAAGATTCAGCTAAATTACTATCAAAGCCTGTATCTATTACAACATCATCCTCTGGACCAAGGACTGCACTACCGTCCTCTTGTAATTCAAAATCGTCTTGGCCTGCCTCTTCAATCGCTTCAATAGCGACTTGCATATCTTCTGTACCTTCTAAAGTGTTTTCAGATGTAGGTACGTTACCTGGTTGTTTTTCTATTGCCATTAATAATATGCCCTCTTAACTTGGGTTTTTTGTTCGTCCATATAATCGTCATGTAACGAAACTAAACCACCTTCCCTAAAACGCATTAGGGCTTGAGTCATAGTATCACATAAATCATCATTTTTACCAAAAGGAAATGCTGCACACTCCTCTATCATATCCTCTGCAAACTTCTTTTGTGGTGCCCAGACTAAATCAGATTCAAAGATTGGTGCTACTGAGTGCATACGAGTAGATTTATCGTGGCCTCTAGTTGGCGAGTAATTAACTACAGGTATGCCTAATCTACGCAGTTCGTGAGTAAGTGGTGTACCAGATGCCTTAGCTTCGATTAAAGTCATATCAGGATCCCAGTATTTATATTCTTCGTAGGCTATCCTCTTTAGTTCTGGAAAGTCCCATCTGCCTTTTTGGGCATCAAGCAAAATAATAGAATCTGGATCATCAGGCGTGGGATTAAACACACCCCAAGTAGAAATAGCAGAGTAGTCAGAGTTTTGCTTTTTACTGTATGCGGTATCGTAACTTTGAATTATATATTTTACAGGTGGCAAGGAATCATGTTCCCACATATTCCACCACTCACGCTTGATAATCGAGCCTTCTTCTGCGGTTGGAGTTTGCATCCACTGGGCGTTCCATTTTTGGGTAGGCAAGGAGGCCTTAACTTTGTTTAGTTCTTCTATATCCCAGAACTCAGGCCACAAAGGATTACCAGAGTCTTCAAAGATAGCAGGGAACTCTACAATATCCCACTGGTCAGCTAGTTCTTCTTTCTGAGCTTCTAAGAGCCTTTCAGTCAAATCTAACGAACTCCATCTAGTCATAACTAATATGATTGCTCCACCTGGTTGTAAACGCTGTCTAGGACCAGAAGTGTACCACTCCCAACAAGCCTCCATAGCTGTAGGGCTAAGTGCGTCTTGTTCTGAGTGTGGATCGTCAATAATAAGTAAATCCGCACCACGACCTGTTATAGCTCCTCCTACACCAGCAGCGAAGTATTCACCACCTTTGTTCGTTTCCCAACGACCAGCAGACTTAGAATCAGCTTGTAGTTCTACTTTGCTAAATATCTTTTTGTATTCTTCGGTATCCATCATGTTTCTAACCTTACGGCCAAAACGTACCGCTAACTCGCCTGTATGGGTAGTTTGCATGATTTTACGATTGGGTTGTTTACCCATAATCCAAGCAGGAAAATAGGTAGAGCAAAACTCAGACTTAGTATGCCTAGGTGGCATGTTAATAATTAAACGTTTGCACTTACCTTCTGCGACTTCCTCAAGTTTCTGGGCAAATATTTTGTGATGACGGCCACAAATAAACTCTGGCCACATGTAATTAATAAACTCAAGAAAAGAACCTTGGCACTCTTTTTGTTGTTCTATTAGAGCTAAACGCTCTTGTAACATTAAGGTTTCGCGTATTTCTGAATCAGATAGATGCGAAAAATTAGGATTGGTCATCTGCTATAATTTTATCTATTTTTCTTTCTATTTGTTTTACTCTTGCTTGAGCAGCTAGCCTTTCGTCAGGATCATAATTTTCTGAAAGTTTTAACTCTTTTTTTCTTTCTTGTATTAAAGGCTTTATCTTTTTTAAAGCTGCTTTGCTCAGTTTAATTTTACCTCCTGGGCCAAAAGTTTCAGCCATTATTCCTGACAAACCTTGACCACGTAATCCAAATCTATCAACTAACTGTTGAGCACCAGGGTTTAACATTTGATAAAGTGGCCCACCAAAAGCCTCAGTCATTTCAAAGGGAGATATTGGAGTTATTGAACCTACGTCAGGCGGACTATTTAGTTTTTTTTTTGACCTAATCCCATAGGCATTTGTGATTGAAGTTGAGTAATTGCAACATCAATATTATTAATTTGATCGGCTATAGCTTGAGCCGTATCAAAGTCTTGGTCACGAACCGCAATATTATAATCGTTCATAAGATTATTTATTTGTGATTGTAAGGTAAATATTTGATTTTCACGTGACCTTTCTTGCATCATAGGTTCGTTGTCAGACATATTAATCATACCAAAAGCTAATTGTTGTGGTTGTGGTTGCTCTTGTGATCTACCTGGACCACCACCAGCCATCATCATAGGTGGCATCATATTAGACTTACTTTTAGGTGCAAGCCTTCTTTTTAATATTTCTTGTATTTCTTCTTGTGTTTTTGTAATTCCCATACCTTCCATTTCTGCCAATAATTGTCTTGCCATCATAATATCTTGGTCGGAAAGTCTGCTACCGCCTATAAAATCTCCTGGATTAGCCATAGCTATTTTTCTAATATTTTCTGGATCACTCTTTTGCAACTCAAAAATAGAAGGCCCTCCAGCTGCCATCATCATAGGCTCTTGAGGTGCTTGCATTTGACCGCTAAGTACCGCATCAATATCTACACCAAGAGCTTGAGCTGCTTGATCTAGTTCATCTTCAGAGATACCGTATTGCTCTAGGAAGGCTCTAATTTGTTCTTCATTAAGACCTTGCTCAATTAACATGTTTATAACTTGTAATATTTGCATGAGGGCTCCCTGAGCCTCTTGCATTTCAGCTTGTGATACATCAGCCATATCAGGTTGCATTTCCATAGATAAATCGGGTGCCATAGGAGTCCCTTGCATCTCAGGTGCAGAAGGTACATTCATGATCATATCTTCTTCCATAACTATAGTAATTTGGGTGCAGTCTGTACGGAGGTAATATGAAGTACATATTTGACCACACCCGCCTTATAGCGATTGTAACACCAAATATAAAAAATACCAGAATGTTGTGAAAATTAAAATTGTGTGAGAGAAACCTTGTGTGTAAGTATAGCTATATACTTGCGGTCACTTTTTTGGGGGTGGGGGGTCAAAACTATTATTGTGTGTATATAAAAATGGGGGTCTAAGGGAACCTAGTATTATAAGTTTCATGAATAGGATCATCATTTTTAGATCTTAGTATTATAAGTTTTGTGAATAATACTGATCCATAAAAAAAGGGATCATGCGATCCCCTTTTATGATCTTACGATCTTAATCCCAATATGGTCGTTCTGTTGGATAATTTGCACCCTCTTTTGGGGATACTTCAATCTTGTATGATCCTTCACCCCACTTGCCCCCAAGTATCAGGTAATTATCATCTCCGTTACCGTCAGGATCACAACCGTCATGAGGACCGTATCCCATATTATATGGTAGCCTTTCAGTTTCTTTAAGTTCCTGTTCAACTTGCTCAGAATAAGCTACAGCATTAGCATGAGTATTTCCTTCACGATTACTAGGTTCAACCCAACTAAAGCATTTGGATTCTACAAGCTCGCCAACATCATAATACCAACCGCCTTCCTCAGGCCCTCCAAATGCTCTATCTACTTTGTAGATGTTTACATACCAGTCCATACGATCTGGCGAACTAATTAATCTTGTTAC